TGATATCATATGGGTATGGATAAAGCTATATCAAAATTACTGGAGTTAAGAGAAGCCCTTGAAAAGGCTACTAAAATTCCGTCTGTCAAGGTTCCAGAACTGCCTTCCCCAAAAGCCCCTAAAATGCCATCGGCACCAAAACTAGATACGGCAGCACCTACTATGCCCAAGCAGCCAGATCTCACACCTGGATCTAAGAAAGACCCGTCTAAGCAGGCCCAGCAGATTAAAGATCCTGAGACCAAAGATCAAGCAATGAGTGAGGCCAAAGCTAAACTCAAGCTCGCTAAGAATGGGCAATGGTCCTTGGATGAAGAGCTTGTAGAGAAGGGTATAAAATCTACATTAGCTGGAGCAGCAATTGCTGGATCTGCTCTATTTGCTCCAATGAAAGCTGGTGCTGCACCTGCAGTACCAAGTACGCCAGATACAACAAAATATCAACACCTAGATCAAAGTGCAACGGATAAGTCAACTCTTAATGAGCGTACCTATGGTCCATATAAAGTAACAACGAAATTAGTACCCAGATCTTCTATGTCAGGCAATCAAGAACGTAAAAGTTCTTCACTGACACACAGTATCGAACTGGTAGGTAAAGACCACAGTCCTGCACATGCAAAAGCAATAGTTAATGAATTAAAGGGTTCAGGTGTTAAATCTGAACATATAACAGGTCTTAAAACTGGCGATTCATATCTAGCTAATAAAGAATTACAAGGAACTGCTCCATCCGCTAAAGGTGTGAACCTTTGGAATAAAGATGGCATTAACGATATGATTAAACTAGATAAGAATGGTCAGTGGTCTTTGGAAGAATAAATCAGTTAGTATAACTGATTTATGAAGACTAAGAAGCGCCCCAAATATAATGCTAACTCAGCCATAAGGTCCGCAGTTCGCAGGACTTTCTCACGTTCCCCTATGGTACGCGAAGTCATGATGAAAGTTAGACGAGAGCGTCCTTGGTTTAAGAGCGATGGCTCCCAAGCTGCTAAACCAAGAGTAGAGTATATGTGCTCCTCTTGTAGTGAGTGGCACATGGGGAAGAATATTCAGGTAGACCATATAGAACCTGTTGTAGATCCCAATATGGGCTTTAAAGATTGGAATACCTTTATAGATAGATTGTTCTGTGATGTAGCCAACCTAGCTGTACTCTGTAAGTCTTGTCATGAGAAAAAAACCAATGAAGAGAAGCGCATAGCTAAAGAAAGACGGATTGTAGAAAAAGAAATCTCGCGCTACGAGAACGGCCAAACGATCATTGATCCTAAAGATATAGAAAAATGGCATAAACTAAACGATGAACCGCCAAAGCGGTGCAAACACCTTAAAGAATCTGAAAACAGGTAAAATCGTCTCGCCAACGATTTCTAATTTAAGGAGAATAATATGGCAGTTGACCTTGGAAAAGCTAAGAAGATCTTGAGTCAGGCGTTTCTAGAGAATAATGATAGCGTGAGCGAAGACGATGCTGCTGCGATGGTGGTGAAGTCAGAGATGCAGATCAAGGCCCTACGTGAAGAGATGGCCTCTGATGAAAAGCTAGCCGCTGCAATTCAAATCACCAAAGATCTTAAGACTGGTTATAATAATGCCATCAAATATGAAGAAGCTAAGATCCAGTATTTGCTGGCAAAGATCGAAGAGATCCAGTCAGGATCGGTCAATCCTACAGCTAGTGTTTGAGTTAAGAGGATGATACAATAGTTCTGTATCATCCTAACTCGGAGATTGACATATGTCATTTAGAACAACATATACTGGGGCCTTAGATACCAAGCTAGCAGAAGCTAGAGCTGCGGGATCTACCTTTATTCTAACTACCAACTTAGCCGCTATCAATACTGGACTTACTGATGCCGCCAACAAGGGCCAAAAGAAGTTCACGTTGAACTACAGCGTTTCATATCAGCCTTCTGATCTGCGACTGCTTGGACCTCTCTGGGAGGCCTTCAAGACTGGCGTAGAACAAGGACTTGCAGGCCAAGACATTATGGGTAATGAAGTTACTGTTGCGCTAAATACAGCAGACAACCTGAGTACGACAATCGACCTTAAATTCTCCTTCTAACATACTTCCATTCCGCGACTAAGGCGTCACATCTCTGTGGCGCCTTTTTATTTGTATTCTGTACAATGGACGTGCACATGTTCATGGGAGAACAGAATGAATTTTTTATGGGCGGACACAGAAACAACCGGACTATATCCAGAAAAGAACGATATAGTTCAGCTTGCATGTATTCCAATTATCTTAGGTAAAGAAGGCGAAACCTTTAATGAGTTTTGCCAACCTGTAAATTGGGACAAGATAGATGATGGTGCTATCCGTGCCCACGGCATCACCAGAGACAGAATGCGGACATTTCAAGCTCCTGAGATTATGCTCGATAAGTTTATTACCTATCTAAGATCATTCAGGTGCAAGTTTGTGATCGCTGGTTACAATGTGGGATTTGATAAGAGATTTCTAAGCTCATTCTTTACCCGTCACGGCAGGGCGAACGAGTTCTTCGAACTGTTTGAGCTGCAAGTCCACGACACCTACACTCGCGCACAAAAGGTCAAGACTCTTCTTAAAACTGAGAACCTTAAACTTGGCACACTCGCTAAGCATTTCAAGATAGATATTAATGCCCACGAAGCGATGTCTGACATCGCTGCCACTATCAAAGTGGATCGTGAGGTTGGTGGCCTATTAGGCGAAGAAGCCTTCACTGAAGAAGTTGTAGAGGTTCGTAAGGATATCTTACTAAATGTAGAGTTTAAAGAACCAGCGCAACTACACTTGCACTCCATGTATGGTATGGCCGAATCTGTTCCTTCCATTGAGGAATGGGTGGAATGGTGTAAGAAGACCAAAACACCAGGTTTCAGCATCGTAGATCATGGTCCTGCCGTTTCTATGTACCATATGACGAGACTAGAAGAACCAGACGTCGTCGGCATTCCTGGCGTCGGGATATATATGTATCTAGACGCAGAGCCAGATCTGCTGTACCCCATGAATGTGTGGGCAACCAACAATGAGGGCTACTTCAACCTCATGAAGTTGGCATCGCTTGGTTATGATGAGCAAGTCGTATTAGATGGTGTGACCTATCCGAAATTGAAAGTAGGAATTGTACACCAATACAAAGCTGGTTTAGCCTTCGGCATTGCTGACGTATACGGTCCTGTCGGCCAAGCAATCCTTGAGGGAAACAAGGCAAAGGCTGTTAAGAGATTCGATGTCTACCTGGATAATTTCAAAGACCAGATGCTTGTGGAATTCAACCCTGTCTCAATCAGAGAAACATTCACCACTAAAAGCGGTTTTCAAAAGATAAAGAAGAACCAAGAGATCGTGGATGGCGATTGGAATAAGGCATACAACCTATTCTTATCAGAAATGGTTGATCTACACAATCTAAAATGTGTGCCTGTTAGTGGAGCTCACTTTATTGCACCCGGAGATAAGCTTCTACAAGAATGTATCTCTCGAAACTCATTTGATAGTGGTAAGTGCTACATTGAGTCATATCATGCCAAGACGGCGCAGCAGCTGTACAAAGAGCTAAAGCATCAGCTAAACGACTGGCTAAACGAAGACATGTTCGCATCCTGGATTGATAACACGCATAAGATCATGGAAGCTGCCAGAAGCATAGAGATCAAGTTTAGCTATAACTTGCCCCATATTGAGATCCCTGCTCACATCCAAGAGAAGACAGATGACTACAACAAACAGACTCTGATGTTCGCTATCGAGTTGTGCAAGAAGCACGGTCGCTGGAGTGATGATCCGGTCTACACTGCTCGATTCAAGAAAGAGATCGACGTTATCGTTAAGAATGAGGCAACAAACTTCCTGCCATACTTCCTCCTATTCGAGGATATCTGCTCGTATGCCAGATCAATTGGGGTGCTTCAGAACATCGGTCGTGGTAGTGCAGGCGGAAGTCTCCTATCCTACTACCTCAAGATCATTCATATCGATCCCATCAAGGCAGATCTGCCCTTCGAACGCTTCTTGTCGCATGCCCGTATTCGAGCCAAATCGTTTCCCGATATCGATTGCGACTTCGGCGATCGTACGGAGATTCTCCGTTATCTTGAGAAGAAGTATGGTCTAGGCTTTGCCCAAATCTGTACCCTTCAGAAGATGAAGACCAAGAATGCTATAAAAGATGCAATGTGGGCTCTATACGGTAGAAATCGCGAAGACTTTGAGATCAAGAACCTGTGCGAGTTGATCCCAGACTCTCCGCAAGGCCTGGATGAATATGACTTCATCTATGGCCACGTAGACAAAGAGGGCGTGGCACATCCAGGCGTGGTCGAGACTGTTCCGGAGATTGCAAAATTCTTTGAGCAGTATCGACAGGTCGAGGAGATGGTGAAGCGCCTGATCGGCATCCCGAGAGGCTGGGGACGCCATGCATCAGCTTTCGTTGTATCAACGATCGATCTGTCTTCCAACCGCGTCCCTACGATGCGCATGTGGGATAAGAACACTGGAGAGATGATTCAGGTGACCCAGTATGAGGCACCGATGGTCGAAGCATGCGGTCTTGTAAAGGCAGATATCTTGGGTGTTACAACTATCAGCATGGTATCTCAATGTCTTAAGCTGGTAAAAGAGCGAACTGGTATAGATTACCTAGAAGAAGATAAGAAGGGCGTAGCCCTAATCTACCGTTTACCCGATGATTCAAGCGTATATGCGGACTTCTATCAGAAGAAAACTGACTCTGCGTTTCAGTTCAATACATCCCTGATTAAGGGGTATATTCAGCAGTTCTGTCCTACCAGTAGAGAGCATCTCTCAGCTTTGACAGCACTATGTCGTCCTGGTACTCTCGATGCGCCAATGGTGAACGATGAAATCAAGAAAACAGATGGTATAAGCGCAGCTCAGTATTACATGGATGTTCGTGGCGGCAAGAGAACCCTCAGCTACCTCCATCCAGATCTAGCATCCTGTACATCAAATGGTGTGTTCGTCTACCAAGAAGAGGTTATGAAGTTCTTGGAATATTGTGGATGGACCCTAGAAGAAGCCGATCAGGTTCGTGCGGCAATCGCTAAGAAAAAGCGCGAGGTGATGTTGGCTGCCTTTGAAAGAATTAGGACAGCAACAGCTAAGCTTGGGTGGACGTCAGAACAGGCCAATATTGCTTGCGAACAGGTTGAAGCATTCTCACGTTACTCCTTTAACAGATCTCACTCTAGGTGTTATGCTGAACTCGGATACATCACAATGTATCTAAAGCACCACCATAAGCTAGAGTGGTGGGCAGCAGTTTTAAACAACACCGATAAAGAAGACAAGCTGCGTAACTTTATGCATCTTCTAGGGGCAACGATAAGCCCACCATCACTTGCTATTCCTACCGACAGGTTTGCAATAGTCGGTAGCAAGATTGTTGCACCATTATCTGCTGTCAAGAAGGTCGGTCCGACATCTGTTCTTGAGCTAGTGACAAAAGGACCGTTCTCGGATCTAGGTGATTATGTTGCTAAGGTTGCCCATAATAAGGTAAACGTTGGGCATTTTGTTGCTCTCATTCACGCAAGAGCGGCCGATTCTTTTATGGATCCAGCATTACCCTATGGTGAAGCAAGAAAGAAATTGTTTGCAGACTATGTTAAACTACGTAAGATCAAGCGCGAATCAGCAGAGCTAAATGAGACTAATCCAGTCTACATATTCCTAATGGAGCGAGAATACAACAAGTGCTTCAATAAGACTATCATAGAAGACGAGGCAATACAGGCTCTCATACAGAAAACCATGCCAGGATTCGCGGCAACTCACCGCACAGGTATTCCTTTCTATATGGGTCGCAATCTTCCGATTCTATCTGGTGCAAAAATCGCCCATGGTCTAGCATCCAAAGAGTATGATAAACACGTAGGAATGGTCCTTTTATATGAGGGATCAACACACAAAAGCGGTATTTCCAAGAAAACCAAACGCGAGTATAATTTCGTCAAGGTAGATCTATCCGACGGAAGCACTACAATCGAGTGCACCTGGTGGGATCAGGAGAAAGCCTTAAAATGGCCCAAGAACAGTATAGTGTTTGTTAAGGGCAAATTGTCTGAGGGCTGGAAAGGCTCTGTAAGACTAACAGTAGCAGAAATGGAGAAAATAATCGATGTCAAAATTCTTAGTAGCGAAGAATCCGCCAGCGGACTTACAGGAACATGAATATGTGATTGGTGGACCTGACTTCTATGAGCAGATCAACCAGTGCAAAGCAAAGAAGCCCAAGTCTTCTCAGATGACCATCAACTACCTACGAGAGGTAGTTGCAGCAGTGGGTCAGAAATACCTTGGTCAAGAGTTCGATGCTCTGCGAGCAATTAACGTTAGCAGGTTCGTAGGAGTACCCTGCGGCACAGATAAAGAGGTTCACGATGTTCTTGTTAAAGCGTTTGAAAACCAGTGCCCAAACCTGTTATTGGCATATGTACAACATAGCTTTAAACAGCGTCCTAGTGGAACAAACCTCATTTACTATACTGGCAATCCTCGCTACTCTACTAAGTTGGTAGAGTCGGGTTGGGAGCAGGTAAGTCAAAAAGAATTTGACGCTGATAGATCAGGTAAGCCCAAGAAAATAGTGGGAAAACCCGCTATTACTGCAGAAAATGCGGCCCTGTTAAATACATAATGGTGTATAATAGAATTGTCAATAATTGACATTTATGTAACAAACTGCCTAATAGGCAAACAAGGAGAATGGAAATGGCTAAGATTACTATCAACATGGATTCCCTCAAGTCTGGTCGCGATTGGGTACGTCACAAGATCAACGACGGCTCTAACATCTACCGGATTCTTCCGCCCTTCGGCGACCCAAGCATTCACAACAACTATCCGTACCGCCGCTGGTCAGTGTCTTGGTTGCAAGACCCTAAGTCTGGCAAGCGCAAGCCCTTCGCAACGCCTCTCACCGAAGGCGAAACCTGCCCTGTCCAAGAGTACAACGATGCGCTCAATAAGCATATTGAAGCTCGCATTCACACCTTGAAGTCAGATGGATACTCTGATGGAGATATCAAGGCTGCAATTGAAGGTCTTCGCAGTGTTCAGTGGAACATGCGCCTTCAGCACGTATATGCGTACAACGCATGTGACCAATCTGGTTCTGTTGGTCTGTTAGAGCTTAAATCTACCGGCCACAAAGCCATGAAGAAGATGATGAATCAGTACATCAAGGATTACGGACAAGATCCTACATCTCTTGGATCTGAAGAGACTGATTCAGGCGTCTGGTTTAATATCTCTAAAGAAGGTAAGGGCAAAGATACTGAATATGGTGTTGCCTTTCACCAGACTCGTCAGAAGATGAATGGTCAGCTCGTTAAGATCGATGACCGCACAGCTCTTCCTGAGAACGTTGTCGCTAATTACGAATCATTGGCATATGACTTGAATAGTATCTACACCCGTAAGAACTATGACGAGCTCAAAGCCATCCTGATGTTCAACATCGCTCTTCTTGCAGAAGAAGTACCAGAAGCAGCATTCGCAGGATATGAAGTTGAAGGTGTTGAGACCCAAGTTGCACCAGCAGCTGTTAGGAAAACTGAAGAAGCCGCACCGGTTGCTAAAAAGGGTACTGCTAAAGTAATGCTGAATCTCGATGATAGCGAAGATGAGGCTCCAGCTCCAGCTCGTAAGGCTGCAGCACCTGTCGTTCAACGCTCCACACCGGCTCCGCAGCCCGCTAAGAAGACTATTGCTCCAGCACAATCGTTCGATGATGATGAATTGAGCGCACTAACTGCCGAAATCTTAGGGGACTAAAATGTCTTCAGACCTTGTTAAGGTCGAGGAGGGACTTCGGTCCCTTCGTCTCGATCGCTTAGCTGAATTCACTAAGAAGATCGAGGATATCTCTAAGGGGTTCAACACCATGTTGGCCCCTGTCTATCTTCGCGACTTCATCATGGCTTACGACTTTACAAATACCATGTATGCATCTTCGATGAGAATGCATGGTATTGCTGAATCTGCACAGAAGACAGCAGAGGCGATTGCATATTTCGAGAATGCTCCAGAATACCTTCAAGGAAAAGGTGTTAAGGATACTGACGCAGCTCGAAAAAGATACATCGCAATGGATCCAGGTGTGATTCACGCTGATAAAGTCAAAGCACAAGCAGAATCAATGATGGTATTCCTGCGGAACAAACTGCAGGAATTCCGTCTGGCACACGACGACGTTAAGAAGATTGCATACTCTAATGAGTATGGTAATGATTCACCAAATGAGGGAATGTAGTATTCCCTCATAACAAACCGCGCTGCGGCGCTTGTCTACGGACGTAAAAGGAGATTGTTATGGAGAATGAAGAGAATAGTTTTAGTGTCGGTGTGTTTTTCACAAAAAATACATACAAGGAAAAAGGTGTTTGCCTTAAGCTAGTTGATAAGCGCGGTGATGTTAAATTTATTCCACATGAAAAACTAAGAATCGATTTCACAACCACTGATGGTAAAACTGTTAGTGTTATTGGAACAGTGTATGGCGACTGTCGTGGAGTATATATCACAGGTAATGATGTTAAAAAGGCCAAACTTCCAAGTGTTAAAAAAGGTGGTCCGAAACTACAAACTACAGTAGTTTTTTGGAGAAACCATGTCTAAGAATAAATGGATGTCCCAACTAACGAAGGGTGTGGCTCAAGCAGCCGCGGACCTTCCAAAACCCTCAGATCACGTGGTAAAGCTACCATCGCCATCCCTTAACTGGGTTGTTGGCAATGGTGGTATCACACTTGGAAAAGCAGTCTGCTTCTACGGTCCTGAATCTGGCGGTAAGAGCTTTCTCGCGCAACTTCTAATGATTCAGCTTCAGAAGGATTTCCCAGAAGGTATCTGCATCTGGTTCGATGCTGAGTTCTCATTCAACACAGAGTGGTTTGCTAAGCTTGGTGGCGATCTAGATCGCCTCATCGTTAAGCAGACAAATGATCCTCTTGAGATCTTCGACTACATCGAGAAAGACCTTCAGGTCCTACTTCAAGATGGTTGTCCTGTTGTTGGTATGACTATCGATTCTGTTAAATCCATCCGTTATCCTAAGGATATTAAAGAGAAGTCCACTAAACTAACTATGGGTGGTGGTGGTGCATCTTACCTAGGATCTGCCCTTAAAGGCATTCTTCCTGTTATCCGCAAATATAACATTACTACCGCACTTGTTCAACAGGTGTATGAGGAGATGGATGAGTTCAAAAAGATGAATAATCCATATCTCGTTCCAGACGGCAGGGCATTAAAACATTTCTGCGACTACATGCTGGAAGTTGTTCGCATCGATACAAAGGACGGGCGCGTTGAGAAGGGTAAGAACATTTATGGTGGAGCCATGCAGGTTGGTCACAAAGTACGGGTGCGTGGCAAAAAGAATCGCGTGGGCGCTCCTTTTCGTGCAGCTGAGTTTACTCTAAATTACACTAAAGGAATTATCAATATCGGGGATGAGATTTATAATCTCGCTAAAAGTCTCCAGGTTG